AATTCTAAAGTTTGTTCTTTAACATACTTCAACTCATTCATATCAACTTCGTTTGCATCTTCAAGAAACGACTTGATCAAAGGTGCTAAGGCTCTTGTCTTTTCGTTTTTTAGATACTTTTCTGAGATGATCTGAGTTAACACTTCAAAAGATGGAACAGTACCATACTTGATGAAAAAGTTTTTATGCTCTCCAATAATTGCTCGAATCCAACGAGGCTTGAAATAATCGATTTCAAGAACTTCATAAATTTGTTGTGCAAACTTGAAATCTACTAATATTGCTTTTGCAATCTTTGTTTGGAATTGATCATTAAAATCGAACGTCTTTTTATCCTCTTTGACTTCTACTTCTTCGGATGTTTCTAACATAATTTCTTCGTTTTCGTTGATAAAAGATGGCCAATGCGCAACCAAATTATTTGGCTCGCTGTTGCTCAAGAGTGAGCTAATAGGTAGTCAGTTGACGGCTGGTATTGACAGTCTAGCCGTGTCTTAAGAAGAGAGAAGCTTCACTAAATAAAGCTTCGTGTTCTTGCATGATGTTCAATTTATTCTCCGTGAAAATAGATAGAAAACCAATCAAGTTAGGGTTTGGCAAAACTGTTTCCGCTTGCCTTGTAGCAGTTTCCTGTTGTGTGCTTGTTAAAGCAGATGAACCAATGTAGATTAGCTTATAATTGCGTCGAACAAGGTCGAGATTGTCGTGTACGCTTTGTACAACTTTAGGCATCTTCTTTTGGGTGCTATATTCCGCGTAAACACGTTCTGTATAATCAATAAAATCATTTAGAAACAACTCTGGGCTTAATGTGAGGGATGGATAGTATTTTGCGGCGGACTTATAACCGACACCAGGAACTCCGTTGATATTATCAGAGTTATCTCCTGTGAGGCATTTTGCAAGACAGTAATTGTTGACATGAATTCCGTCACAATCTTCTTGAGCAAGTTCTTTATTATAAAGGATCTTTTTGCCAGGATGATAGATTCTTACATTATCGTCAACTAAGAACTGATAATAGTCTTTATCATTGGATACAACAACTTTGAGTGTATTGGCATGTTCTGAACCTGGTCCAAACACTTCCTTTAGAAGATAAGCTGCAACGTCATCCCCTTCAGCTTCCTTCAGATAAAGTTGCTTGACAGAAAGATGCTTCAGAGCTTTGTTGAGGAACAAAAGTTGTCGCGCCTTTAGTTGCTCGTCTTGAAGAAGATCCTTCTGGAAGCCCTTACGGTCCTCAAAGACGCCAGTAGAGATGTTGCTGCGGTTACTCCCGCCCTTGTACTCTCCAAGGAGCTTCTTGCGCCTCTTAGAGCCTCCACCAGCTTCCCAGACAACGAACACTTGGGATGGAGTGAACTGTCTAAAAAGATTTCTTACAAGACGCAAGAAACCGATAGCTCCGCCAAAGGATTCTCCACTGAGATTCATTTCTTGATTGCCAAGGAAATAACGAACCCAACAGTTCATTCCATCGATTATTACTATAGGTCTATTGCTCATTGGTCTAACATTATGTAACATGCGTCGGAGATTGTGTTCTTTTTTTCAATTTCTTTGATTATATCAATATGACATTCTGGAATGCCTTTTTCGTTTATAACGGTTTCTCCTACTTTAAAAGCAAAGCCATTATGAACTTTAACAATATAAATCTCGTTTTCATTAATATCTTCTGATTCAAACAGAGTAATTGAATTATCAAGAACACCAAATTTTTTAGCGTTTGTAAAACTGTTTTTCGGAGGTGCCTCACCAAAGGTAACAATTCCTAAGAAATCTGTAGTAAACTTTTCCGAGTTCCGAAACTCTTGTTTTAAAGACGGATGTACTAATACTTCTGCAAATTTAGACATTGTTCTTTTCCATAAGCTTTGATTGCTTTGAAGTACAATATCAATCATCTTTTCTTTAGAGGATTTAACGAGAAGGACTTGATGTGGCCCACTTTGGTGTCGGTTTCGACCCCATAGTAAAACATCACCGATATCAGTGGGTTCTGCGGGGTTTACTTCTTTTAGGCCAGGAGAGTGATTGATAGAATCATCAAGAGATAGCTGGGTTGTCATTTTAGTTCCTTTGGTTTCCAGTAACGGATCATAAATCCGAATTGATTATCTTCAGTTGGCGATAGGAGAGAAAGAGGAACAGGCATTAAAGGGGTATAAACCACACATTCGCCAATACTTTCGATTTCTTTTTTAATGTTTTTTATAAACTCTTCTGTATTGCCATTTTCTATATCGTAAAAAGAAATTTTCGTTCCAAGTCGTGCCGTTGATACAAGGTTTTTATCACCAGAGTCATCTGGTCCAAATGACACCGACAGCTTTAATGAAGCTTGAATCCTTTCGTTATCTTTGAAGATTTTTACTATGGAAGATAATGCAAAGGGTGTTAATTTTTTCGAAAAGGATTCGTTTTGATAATCTTTTTGTAATGAAAGAAGCTGATTCTCTAACAGAATCGCTATCGTATTTTCTAATTCTTCTGACCTTGGCACAATACCTGTGCTTGTCCATTTTTTTACAAGATTTGAAACCACACCAGGATCATTATAAACTGGAGGTATCTTAAGGCTTTCTTCTTCAATAGTCCCAATAACTTGATCTATTCGAAAAATTATAAAGGTTTTTTTATCTAAAGTAAGTTTATGGCCAACTTGAGACGGGAATATAACGATAGAATCTTTTGGATATAATTCTGTTTTTGAATCATGAACTCGTCCAAACAAAACAATAGAATCACTCGCAGAAGTAGGAACAATAATTCCTTCCTTCTTTTTATTGATGTCAACCAAGCTGACAACAATAGTTTCTTTAGTGGCGCGTAAGTGATTCATTTAGTACCAGTGCTTCCCCATCCGCCTTCACCGCGAACTGTATCTGTAAGTTCTTCAACAACTTCAACGGGGAAATTGTAATAAACCTTTGGAACAAGCTGTGCAATACGCACTGGTCCATTTGCTAGGATATCAGGAGCATCAGCATCAATTTTGATAAGAGCCACCAAAAGCTCGCCACGATAATCATTATCGATTAGGCCAATTGAGTTAGCCATAATGTATCCTGTTTTGCTGATACTGCTCCTTGGGAACATATCGAAGCAAATTGGAAGGTTATCTGGCGGTTGAATAGCAATACCTGTATGGTAAACGCTGACAACACCATTTTGTTTTGCTAACGAAAGGATTGTAACATCATAGCCAGCAGATTCTTCTGAACCCTTGCTTGGAACGATGGCATCTTCACGTAGCTTCTTGACTTTGATAGAGAAATTTCCAGTAATCATACGCTGGAAGTATAGTGAAGCTTAAATGAGAAAGGGGCGGAAAACCGCCCCTTGTATTTTACTCTTTGTTTGGAGTCAGACCAGATCGGCTCGCATGAAAACATGAGGAACCTTGGCAATACTGCCAAATAGCTGGAGAGCCTGTCCTCGCGTTCCATCAAAGTCCGTGTGAAGGCCATGAAGGATATCCGAACACTTTGCCTGAGCCGAAGCACTCAAACAATCCATCAGATGCGGGAGCACCTGCTGAATATTCCCAAACAGTCGGTCATATTCCTCCTCGTTACAATCACCAGCCTGAGTGACACGATTATGGATGATAATCGTTTGAACATCATCAGCAAGACGGGAAACAAACTTATTTGTGCTCATAATTTTTCTTCTACTATCGGTTAACGTTTGACATCTAGTTGATGCCGATTGAGAACAAGATGTATCAAACTTCGTTCATCAAGTCAACAGATGTAAAATCACTTCTTTCCGAAATTAATCCAATCATCTTGAATGATTGGCACGATTTTTTCTTCAAGTGATAGACGGAATACAAACTTTGGAATTCCGACATAATCTACGATTTTTGCATCCTTAGCTGCTGCTGCACCAAGATAAAGATCCGTATGTTTCGTACCAGCAATAAGGTCTTGCAGGTATGTTTTGCTTTCGCCTTGGGTAATATAATGACTGAGAGAACTCATGACTTCATCGGAAAGACGAAGAGCTTCGTTATAAGAAACGCGAAGTTCGCTCATACGGCCACCAATTTCCGTCGAGATGTCATGGACCATGATTGTGGAGCGTGGAGTAGCATATCGATACCCAACGTCACCAAACATGAGCGTAAAGGCACCTGCACTCATTGCTTTTCCTTGGGCAATTGTTGCAAACTTAATTCCATACGTGTCTCGAAGGGCCTGCATAGTATCAAGCACTTTGAGCATAGAATAAACATCGCCGCCATAAGAATCAAT